TCGTTTCGAAATAAGTAGAGTTATACCAACACCAACGAAAGGGACAAGACAATGACTACAGCAACTACAGAGACATACAGCCTCAAAGAACACCTAGAGTGGTTCACCGACAGAAATGCAAATCACGTCTACACCGCAATCTGCAACTGCAAGCCATGCGCTGGCAAGAAGTGGGTCAAGATACCTACTAGGCAGATAGCACCGTTCGCAGTTAGCCAAATGGGATTGCCAGACATGATTAGCGTTGAGGACTTTGACGCTGTTATCCACACCATCGTTCAGCTCAAGGGCTAAAACAGCATGGAGCTAAAATTTAGCGACCTAGTCCAGCGCCTTGAGGCCGAGCGCAACGACATCTCATACCGCAAGCATTTTGCCCAGCCCGAAGTGAAAGTCATAACCAAGACCGTGAAGGTTGTGCCGGAGCGATTCAAGAAGTTATACTTTCACGCAGGCAGGTATGCCGCTGGTGATCGTGACAACTTGGCAACTCAGGCTTGGTCGGAATACGAGCGCACAGAGAACCTCTAAGTGCATGGCGACTGGTAAGATAGAAGTAGGCCAGAGGCGTGAACCCCTGACCTACAGAACCGATAGTCAAAGTATCGGCGGTATTAGTTTACCTGCCGAGGAAGCAGGAAACAATGCCAATAATTAGACACACTCATCCATTTGATGATCACTTCACGCGCATACCCAACGACTGGGTTAGAGACAAGCGCCTTTCACTATCAGCCATCGGGCTAATTACGCAGCTAATGTCGCACAAGCCAGGCTGGATAATTTCTCAAGAGTCCCTTGCTAGGGCAAACAAAATTGGCCGCGACGCAATGCGCACAATACTCAACGAGCTTTTGGAAGCCGGTTACCTAACGCGCTCTGAGCATAGAACCCGCAACGAAAAAGGACAGCTTGCAGGTTACACCTACACGACTAGCGAGCCTACGTTGGATGAGCCTACGTTGGGTGAGCCTACGCAGGCTGAGCCGACTCATAAGAAGAACAGATTTAAAGAAGAACAAGTTAAAGAAGAACAAGTTAAAGAACAGGGCAGCCAAGAAATTCAACCCTCAAAGATTGAATACATTAGAACAGGCAAGCTGCCCGACGATTGGCAACCAGCGAATGAGCTGATAGCAATGTTTGAAACCAAGTGGCCAGACGTTGACCAAGAGCTACACACTGAGAACTTCAAACTGCACTGGTGGTCTACCGGCAGGACTATGAAGCGATGGGACTTGGCGTTCCAAAAGTGGATGAACACCGAGCAGGATCGCGCAAAGAAATCTAATAATCGCTACAATTCTAAGAACGACTGGAACGAACTAGACCGCTGGGCAAAAGAACAGGATGGCAAAGATGCTAATTAGCGACACGAAAGAACTGCTTCGGCAGATAGCCCTTGTTGACAACCGCAAGGTAATGCCTGAAACGATAGAAGCGTGGCACAACATCATCGGTGGGATACCGTTTGACATTGCTACCCAGGCGCTGAAGATGGCACAGCAGGACTCAACAATCCGATACCTAGAACCGCGCAACATTATTAGCTGGTCAAAAGAAGCAGCCTTCCGGTTCGATCGTGACAACCCAAAGGCAGAAGAACCGCTCAACTCATCGCCACAACCTCGATGCCTTGAACACAACGAGCTGATACTTAGCTGCGGGCCTTGTTGCAGACTGCTAAAGGACTACGAGCAGAACAACGGGCGGACAGGGATTGACCGCTTTGCCAAGGCTAAGATTTATGCGGTGAGTAATTGACTTTCACAATTCTTCACGGCAAGAACCTAGAAGTTCTGCCAACACTTGCAGACAACTCGGTGGACTCAATCGTCACTGATCCACCCTATGAGCTTGGCTTTATGGGTAAGAAATGGGACAGCTCGGGGATTGCTTATTCAGTAGAGCTTTGGGCTGAGTGCCTAAGAGTTCTTAAGCCCGGAGGTCACTTACTTTCATTCGGCGGTTCCCGCACTTATCACCGCGTAGCAGTAGCCATTGAAGATGCAGGCTTTGAACTCAGGGACTCAATCGCGTGGCTTTACGGCAGCGGGTTTCCTAAGTCTCTAGACGTTAGCAAGGCGATAGACAAAACGGCAGGTGCAGAGCGTGAAATTTTGACTGAATCGGTGACTGACCTATTTGGTGAACGACAAGAAAACCAAATAAAAACAGCCGGAATGGGCAGCGGTAAAACATTCGGGATGCTTCAAGCCGAAGGGCAAAACTCGCAAGCAGCCAAAAGCTTTGAAGTTTCAGCACCCTCAACACCCGAAGCCGAACAATGGAACGGCTGGGGAACAGCACTAAAGCCAGCACACGAACCCATAATCGTTGCACGCAAACCCCTAGAAGGAACAGTCGCTAACAACGTACTCACACACGGCACAGGGGCGCTCAACATAGACGGATCAAGGATTGGGGCAGAGGTCAGGACAAACTCACCTGCTGGTGGTGCTGGACTACTAGACCGCAACAGTTTCCCAAACGCATCGTCTCAGACCTCAAAGGAAGTCGAAGGCAGATGGCCCGCAAACATAATCCTTGACGAACACACGGCAGGGTTACTAAATGAACAGAGCGGAGTTAGTAAAAGCACCGATTCACCTCGCAACAATTCGGCACGCTCTAATCAGTCTTTTGGCTTAGAAGATAAAAACGTCACTGGCGGCCACTCAGACAGCGGTGGCGCATCACGGTTCTTCTATGTAGCAAAAGCCTCAAAGCGTGACAGGAACGAGGGCCTAGATGCCAAGGCTTCTGGTTCCTTGAACATGAGAACTGACAGCCACTTAGTAGCAAACGGGATGGAAACTCAACCCTCCAAGAATTCCCACCCAACTGTAAAACCAACCGCACTAATGGAATACCTAGTGAAGCTGGTAACCCCACCTAACGGCACAGTTCTAGACCCATTCACTGGTTCAGGCTCAACAGGCAAGGCGGCAATCCTAAACGGCTTTGACTTCATCGGCATCGAAATGACCGAGGACTACTTGCCGATTATCAAAGCAAGGCTAGAACACGCTGAAACAGAGTTTGCTAAAGCCCAAGCAGACGAGGGCCTGTTCTGATGCCTAACTACCTATTTGGGTGCAAAACATGCCCCATAACCATCACAATCCACAGCCCTATGGATCAAGTAAAGGTCCCAGGATGCCTAAATTGCATGACAGCAATGACCAGGGACTATTCATTCTCTGATGTCCACTTCAAGGGCCAGGGATTCTACTCAAAGGACAAAAATGATTGACATGAAAGACATGAGCGGCAAAATCCTCTGGACAAAAGGCCGTGAGGCTGGGGTTGATTCAGAGCGTGACCGAATCCACAAAGCAATTTATGGTTACTTTCGGCTATTTGACGGAGCGTCAAACAGAGCGCACAAAATCAGCGAAGCGGAACTAATGACCCTAATCCAAACGGAGGAACAAAATGGATGATGAAATAAGCAACAAACTTTACTGGACACTGGGCTACGACGCTGGGGTTGAGCTAGAGCGTGAACGCATTATTAAGATACTAGAAAATCATAGAATCTCAATAAAAGACATAAGCGTTGAAAACTGGATTGGGCTATGGCACGATGCTATAGCAAAAGTCAAGGAAGAGCAGAAGTGAGAGAACAAAAAAAGCACAACAATAGGCTTAAGTGTTATGCCTATCTGCCAAAAGTAACTTTCAAAAAACTAGGCAATCAAGTCGAGTGCCTTTATTGTAAAAAACTGCATCTTTTAACTATGAATGACCAAGGCATCCCATTTTGGAAACCACAAAAAAGGCAAAAAAATGAAAAGGAAAAAATGGTCAAAGATTATGACTAAGAAAAAGTGGTCAGAGATTGGCAGGAAAGCCAGTGCATACTTCGCACCTAATTACTACTTATGTCAGAACTATACCGAAAGCGGTAGTTTCCTGACAGTCCATAAAAACATAAAAGCCAGCATCCATAAAAACATGGAATGTAACCGATACGGCACAAAGTGATTTGTAACCATAACGACACAAGCGCCTTAGTAACACTATCGTCACAAAAGTTAGTAAGGCAAAGAATAACTAAAGTT